AATCAGAACATTACTATTTTCTAGTGGTAGGAGATAGGGTGTTAGGATTAGATAATTCAACGCATGTACATGTAGATCAAGCACTAAAAGATTTAGAACCGCAAGAGATTCATCACATGCCACCCCTAAACTAAATACCACACGAGTAGAAAAAAAGATAAATGAACGGAGAGAGACAGATGACAAACGGTACCATGATTGTAAAACGAACTGGTAAAAAAGAACCACTAAACATAGACAAAATACACTTTGTAGTGCAAGAAGCATGTGAGGGGTTAGCAGGTGTAAGTGCAAGTCAAATTGAAATGAATGCAAACTTACAATTTTATGATGGTATGAGTACTGGAGAAATACAAGAAATTCTAATTAGAAGTGCTAATGATTTAATTAATTTGGATGTACCTAATTATCAGTATGCCGCGGCACGTTTATTAAGTTACAGTGTAAACAAAATGGTATTTGGTGACTATAATGCAATTAGTTTTAAGGAAATGATTGCTAAAAATATTGAACGCGGTGTGTATGATCCTGCAATATTAGAATCGTATACTGATGCTGAGATTGCTTCATTAGACACATACATTAAACACAAGCGTGATGAAAACTTTACCTACGCAGGGCTACGTCAAGTAGTTGACAAGTACCTATGCCAGGATCGTTCATCAGGTGAAATATTTGAGACTCCCCAGTTCATGTATATGATGATCGCGGCAACATTGTTTGCACAGTATCCTAAAGAAGATAGAATGTATTATGTGAGGAGATACTATGACGCGACTTCCCTATTTAAAATCAATATCCCAACGCCAGTCATGGCGGGTGTCAGAACACCTGTTAGACAGTTTGCTTCGTGTGTCCTTGTTGACAGTGACGATACCCTTGATAGTATCTTCGCAAGCGATATGTCGATTGGTAGATACACTGCACAAAGAGCAGGAATTGGAATCAATGCAGGACGCATTAGAGGCGTCAATGCAAAAATCAGAGGCGGAGAAGTAGCACACACAGGTATCATTCCATTCCTTAAAAAGTTTGAAGCAACTGTAAGATGTTGTACACAAAATGGTGTACGTGGAGGAAGTGCTACAACACATTTTCCTTTTTGGCATCAGGAAATACAAGACATCCTTGTATTGAAGAATAATAAAGGTACAGAAGATAATAGAGTACGTAAGTTAGATTATTCAATTCAACTTAATAAAACTATGTATGAAAGATTATTAGCCGGCGGCGACATAACACTTTTCTCGCCACACGATGTGCCAGGATTATACGAAGCATACTTTGGTGATGCAGATAAATTTAAAGAGTTGTATGAGTCATACGAACGTAAGACAAGCATTAAGAAAACCAAAGTTTCAGCAATGGACTTGTTCTCAGCATTAATTAAAGAACGTGCAGAAACAGGACGTATCTATATTATGAACGTAGATCATTGTAACACACACAGTTCATTTAAAGACAAAGTGTACATGAGTAACTTATGTCAAGAGATTACATTACCTACTAAGCCACTTAATCATATCGATGATGAAGAAGGTGAAATTGCATTGTGTATCCTTAGTGCAATTAACGTAGGAACAATTAGATCAGTCGATGACTTAGAAGAACTATGTGAACTAGCAATAAGAGCATTAGAAGAAATTATTGACTATCAACGTTATCCAATTAAAGCGGCAGAAGTCTCAACTAAAGCAAGACGTAGTTTAGGTGTAGGATATATTGGTCTCGCACATTACCTTGCAAAAAATAAAGTAAAGTATGATGATCCTAAAGCATGGAAACTTGTACACGAACTTACTGAAGCGTTCCAATACTATTTGTTGAAAGCAAGCAATACACTTGCACAAGAAAGAGGTGCTTGTGACTACTTTGACCGCACTAAATACAGTGACGGCATACTTCCTATTGATACATACAAGAAAGAAGTTGATGACGTAGTTAAGGTAAAATTAAAATATGATTGGTCTACTTTACGCAATGACATACGAACCCACGGTCTTAGGCACAGCACATTGTCCGCACAAATGCCTTCAGAGAGTAGTTCCGTTGTGTCGAACGCAACAAACGGTATCGAACCACCTAGAGGATACTTGTCCGTTAAGAAAAGCAAAAAAGGGCCTCTTAAGCAGATTGTTCCGCAGTATACTACATTAAAGCAATATTACACACTACTATGGGATATGCCTAGCAACGAAGGTTATATTAAAACAGTAGCAGTAATGCAAAAGTTCTTTGATCAAGCAATCAGCGGTAATTGGTCATACAACCCAACACACTTTGAAAATAATGAAGTTCCGATGAGTCAAATGATTCAAGATTTGTTAAATACGTACAAGTTAGGTTGGAAGACAAGTTATTATCAAAATACGTATGATTATAAAACTGATCCAAGCGAACTAATTGACGAGCCGGCGCACAATGTAGGCTGGCACGACAATGTAAAAGAATCACCAGTTGAGCGTACAGAATTTAACGGCTCCGACGATGAGTATGAAGAGTATTGTGAAGCATGTGCAATTTAGGTTGACATGTATGCATATAGAGTGTATAGTAATAGAGAAGAAGTAGGTAAGGAAGAGAAATGGCAAAGACAGTCTTTAACAAAGAAAAAGTAGACTTCACCAAACAGAATATGTTTTTTGGTGCAGATCAAAATACGCAGAGATATGATGTATTCAAATTCCCTGTATTCGATAAACTTAATCAAACAATGTTGGGTTATTTTTGGAGACCTGAAGAAGTAAGTCTTCAGAAAGATAGAGCAGACTTTGCACAATTTCGTCCAGAGCAGAAACATATCTTTACTGCTAACTTAAAGTATCAAACACTACTTGATAGTGTACAAGGACGCGGTCCATGTTTGGCATTTTTGCCACATGTATCTATTCCTGAACTAGAAGGTTGTATTGTTACTTGGGACTTTTTTGAAACAATTCATAGTCGTAGTTATACACATATTATGAAAAATGTTTATGCTGATCCAGGAGAAGTGTTTGACACTATCTTAGATGATGAAAAGATTATTGCAAGAGCAACAAGTGTTACTAAACATTACGATGCGTTTAATGAAACAGTAGATGCGTTTCAACACCGCGGTGAAGGTAACATGTATGAAGTTAAGAAAAAACTTTATATGGCAATGATGACTGTTAACATCTTAGAAGGCTTGCGTTTTTACGTAAGTTTTGCATGTACCTTTGGTTTTGGGGAACTAAAACTAATGGAAGGTAGTGCAAAGATTATTTCACTTATCGCTAGAGATGAAGCACAACATTTGGCACTTAGCACACACGTATTAAAACTGTGGGCTCAAGGCAAAGATGATCCAGAGATGGCTAAAATTGCTAAAGAGTGTCAAGAAGATGTATATGACTTATGGCGTGAGTGCGTTGCAGAAGAAAAAGACTGGGCTGAATACTTGTTCAAAGACGGCAGTATGATTGGTTTAAATACCACACTACTTAATCAGTATGTAGAATACATTGCAAACCGTCGACTAAAGGCACTGGGCTTTGATACAATTTTTGATGCTCCAGTTAATACTAACCCGCTACCTTGGACACAACACTGGCTAAGTTCATCTGGATTGCAAGTTGCACCTCAGGAGACTGAAGTTGAATCATACATCATTGGTGGAATTAAGCAAGATGTCGATAAGGATGCACTTAAAGGATTTAGTTTATGAGTATAGAAATCTGGGGTAAGCCTGCTTGCCCTTCCTGCATGAAAGCGAAAGCATTATGCGAATCAAGGTCTTTCAACTTTGAATATAAACAACTTGGACAAGACTTTGGTAGGGAAGAAGTTTTTGAAAACTTTCCAGATGCAAAAACATTTCCTCAAATAAAAGTATACGGCAAACCAATTGGCGGATACGAACAGTTTGTAAAATATATCGAAGATACAAACTATAACGGAACAGGACACGGATAATATATGTTAATTGAAGCACCTTATAAGATAGGGGATACCGTATCTTTTAAACTCAGTAGTGGAGAAGAACTTGTTGCAAGACTTGATTCAGAGTCTGACAAGGCTTTTGTACTTCACAAGCCAATGGTAATTATTGCACAACAACAAGGATTAGGCCTAGCACCTTTTATGTTTAGTGTAGCACCAGATGGTAAATTTAGCCTTGCAACTACATCAGTTGCATGCCTAGCAAAAACTGAAAAGGGCATTGCCGCACAGTATATCGAAAAGACTACTGGCATTGCTCTGCAATAATCGGTTGACAACTGCTAGAAAGTAATATATAATAAACATTTAAATAGGAGAAAACTATGACAAATCACGAACAGATTGTACAAGCGTTCAACAACTACCTAACAGAAGCACAGACTTTTGATGAAAAGGGTGTTAAAGCCGCGGCAACAAGAGCAAGAAAAGCACTAGGCGATCTTGGTAAACTTACTAAGTCACGTAGAGCAGAAATTCAAGATAAAAAGAACTCAATGTAATGAGCGGACAACGGCGATGGCTCAAACTATGGGCTAGAACTGTTGGTATGCCGATAGGCATTGACGATAACGATAAGCCAGAGTTCCTTCCAATTACACAATCAGATGTAAAGAAGGCTTTGGCTTTTCGCACCTTTTGGATTATACTTCATGTAACTACATGTA